CACCTTATCCTTTCATCATTGCCCGGAACTCATACCAAGCATACTTGATATACAACTTACAGTTACACCAGTGCTGAACCCGTCTGATCTTCTTCTGCATCTTCCGGGTCATTTTCTTTTTATGTTCTTCTGACCACTGCCGACACCATTCTAACTGTGCAGCATCTTCCTGTTCATCATACATTTGACTTCACCCCTTTCCTGTTTTTCTTTGTACCCCATACACTTCATAAAGCGTTCAGGACGGTTGCAGCTTTCATAATACTGACAGGTAACACATACATTTTCCGTCATGCGTTTTACCTCACTTTCTTATAGACAACATCCTTCAAGGTTACTATTCCACCGTAATTTATTTCAAACTTTGGTACTGCATAAAATCTGACATACCTTGTAGATATTATTGAAAGTGCATCTTCAACACATCTGTTCATAATACCAAAATCATGCTGATTGATTGGTGTACCTTTGTAATGTGCTGAAATCATAGGTAACACATCATTACAAAGGGAAATTTCTTTCACTGAATCATCACCGTCAAATAATTTGACTAATTTTGTTATAATACTTTCATTCATCTGTAAACCCTTCCTGTCTTGGTATCTTTCACCTGAACACGTTCAGTCAGTTCAAACCCCGCACCTTTGATGATGTACTTCAAAACCTTAATCAGATCATAGGCACGTTTGTCTGCTGCTTCACATTCAATCTGTTCACGTTCTTCCTTTGCTACCCTACCAACGGCGATAGTTGCCGTTGGGTCTGCATATCCTTCCTGATTTCTTCCACCTTTCACTAATTGATACCTTCTAGGTGTTTGCGAAACGCCACAAGCCGCATAAATACGGCATTTTAACTTTTATAAAACAAAACATCTCCTCAACGGATTGTGGTAAAATAGAGTTGCCTAGAAACTATAAACCAACCACCCGAAAGGAGATGTACCTATATGATACCATATAAGCAGCTCGCTTTGGCAGAAGTTTTTGAAGATTGCCAAAATAAATTCGATAATGACAAATATCAGTTTCTTTCTCTACTTGACCAAACCATTAATCTTGATGAAATTGTTCCTGTTTCTTTTGTTACTCATTTTCACGCTTCTACAGGAAGACCTCGTAAGCATCCACTTTATCCTATGATTAAGGCTCTCCTTATTCAGCGCATTTTCTCAATCCCGACAGATACTCTTCTGATTATATTTTTAAAATATTCTCAGGAACTACGGGATTTCTGTGGCTTCCGTGTTGTTCCTGATGCCTCAAAATTTACCCGCTTTAAACAGGACTTTCTTATGGACTTACAATCGATGTTCGATCACTTAGTTGATATCACTGAACCGATCTGCCAACGTATTGATTCTAACCTTGCTTCCATGAGTATCTTTGATACTTCTGGAATTGAGGCATGGGTAACAGAAAATAATCCGAAATACGCAAACCGTATCATAAAACAGTTAAAGGCCTTTGCAAAGGCTCACAACTTTGATAAAAACTTTGATCCTTACAAAGCTGCTTACGGCTCAATGCCTGCACACGCTACTGCTAACCCAGCTATCCAACAGATGTACATCAACGGACATTTCTGCTATGCCTATAAGTTTGGTATTGTCACTAATGGTCTTGGTATTGTTCGCGATATTACCTTCTACAATAAAGATTTCCTAAATGCTCATCCTAATATCATTGTTGAAAAGAAATCCGATTCACCAGATGAAGATAAATCACTTGCGGACTCTAAGGCACTGCTCCCTGTTTTGATTGATTTCTTTCAGAAGCATCCTTTGATCAACCCTAAAACTTTTCTAGGCGATGCCGCTTTTGATACCATTGAAATCTACAAAGCCCTTTTGGATGATCTTGGCTTTGAAAAAGCATTTATTCCACTCCGGACAAAACTATCAATGGAAGAAAATGGCTACACCTTCAACGAAAATGGTGTTCCTTGCTGTCCGCATGATTCCACACTTCCTATGAAACGGGAAGGGAGTAAATCTCATCTGAGAAGCAAACTTCCCAGCATGAAGTTTGTATGCCCTAAAATGAAATGGGAATACAACCGTGAAACCAAAACGAAACGCCGTGTCTGCCGCTGTGAGAACCCCTGTACCACATCTTCCTGTGGAAGAATGATTTACATTTACCCCGAAAAGAATCTGCGTGCCTATCCCGGTGTGGAACGTGGTTCCGTAGAATGGGATGAGACCTATAAAATCCGTGTAAACGTTGAAAAATCAATCAACCATTTTAAAGACAGTTTCTGTATTGCCGGTCGTAAAACCCAAAATGAGAAAACACTACATGCAGATTTGTTGCTTGCAGGAATTTCTCAGTTAATAACTGTCATGGTTGCTGATAAAATTCACCAGCATCAATACATACGAAGTTTAAAACCACTCATAGCATAGGACTTACCAACTTCATAAGCCCATGAGGTTTATTTGTTGTGCCAAGAAATGAACGATTTTCACTTCCTATCCCAAGAATCCTGCATGACAGGAGCCTTCGCCTGTTTTCAGTCAGGATTGCGGACTTGTTTCGCAATTACCTATTTCCCTTTTCAGTTTTTTTAATATGAACATTGTTCATGTTAATATTCTATACAATATTTGTCAAGTTTTTTCTCCTGTTTTCCAATTTTTCTCTTTACTCTCTTTTTACAACTTCAAAAGAACCGATTCCCAAAAGAGAATCGGTTCTTTTATATCGCCTCACAATATTATATTATGAAAACTTTATTCTTATTTTTGTTCTTATTTTTTCTTTTTATTTTTGATAATAAGAACTGCCGCCACAACGGCGATTGCAGCCACAAGACCCGCGATCGGAAGCCATACGTTCTTATCGTCGCCTGTCTGTACCGCACCGGCATTGTTCTTTCCTTCCTCTTTGCCGGATGTCGGAGGAACTTTTCCTTTCTCTTCAACAGTCACGTTGACCGTTACTTTCCTGAATTCTTCCGGAATTGTGATTCCTTCTTTTGTCTGAAGTGTTCCTGTCAGTTTATATGTTCCTGCTTTATCTGCTTTATACACATCTGTGTTCCATACGATTGACAGTTTATCTTTCGCCTTGTTATCAAGTGTCACTTTCACTTCTTTCGGAAGGGCAAGTTTCTCTGCCGGAGTTCCGAATTTCACAGTAAGGTCAGCAAGTTTTTCTACTGCTATAACCACTTTGTCTTCCGGCTGCGGCGGGTCTACTTCTCCGCCTTTTTCTTCTACAGTTACGTTGATCGTTACTGTCTTGAAGTTGTCAGGAAGTTTAATTCCTTCTTTTGCCTGAAGTGTTCCTGTCAGTTCGTACGTTCCCGCTTCGTCTGCTTTATACGCATCTGTGTTCCACTCTACTGACAGTTTGTCTTCTGTCTCGTTATCTAATGTTACTTTTACTTCTGTCGGAAGAGCAAGTTTCTCAACTGAAGTTCCGAACTCAACCGTAAGATCAGTAAGTTCTTCTACTTTTGTAACTACTTTGTCTTCCGGCTGCGGCGGATTTACTTCGCTCTCTTCTACAATTACATTGATCGTTACTGTCTTAAACTTATCAGGAATCTTAACGCCTTTCTTCTTCTGAAGTTCTCCTGACAGCGTCTGTGTTCCGATCTGATCTGCTTTGTAATTATCTGTCGTCCATTTTACTTCAAGTACATCTGCAACACGACCGCCTTCCAGTGTAACATTTACTGTTTTTGGAAGATCCAGTTTATCAGCAGCAGTTCCTTTCTTCACTTTAAGATCGGCAGGTTTCTCTACGCCTACAACTGTCTTTGCATTCCAGTCGTCTACCGTCAGGTTAATTACTGCAGGTACAGCTTTGTTTCCTGATGCATCTACAGCTACGATACGGATACTGTAGCCTTTGCTTTCATCCGCGTTTTTCAATGTATATTCTGTCTTATCGCTTTCAGATACGATCACGCCGTCTACATATACAATATATGTAACTTCGCTTCCTTCCGGATCTTCTGACGGAGCCCATGTGATCTTCACATCTTTTTCACCTTCTTTTACTACGCTGATTCCACTTACCTGTGCCGGAGCTTTTTCATCTGCCGCCGCCACTGTCGTGAACGGCTCGCTGCAAAGAGCTTTTTCCGACTCTACTTTATTATGGTTTACTCCTACGATCATAAATACATAAGATGTACCCGGTTTCAGATT